CAGCTTCGTCACCCACAACAGTGTTGTAGTTACCGCCAGATTGTATTGAGTTACCTGCGTTGACACCTGCTCTAAAGTTAGATGTTCCTAGAGTAGATGTAGATATGTCTGATGTAAACGTACCTGTTGTTGCTGTTAGTCCTTGTGTAGCTGGGTGTGTAACAGTACCTACTGCTAAACCTAAATAGTTTACAAAGATGTTAGCTGTACCACTTGAGGGTGCAGGACTAAATGTCAATGTTGTACCATTTGAAACTGTGTAAGCTGATGTATCTTGTACGACACCATCAACTGATACAAGTATATCTTGGTCAGCAGAGACTGATTGATTTAATGTAAAGGCTGTTGTGCTACCGTCACCATTAAACTGTTGTACAGCTAATCTTGTACTGTACGTAGTAGCAGCTTCTTGACCAATATAAGGCATATTATGTTATCTCCATTATACTCAATGTACCAGATAGTTTGTCAGCTACGCTACAATCTACTGTAATCTGATCTGTTGTTTCTAATACAACTTTGTTACCTGCCATCAGTTCTAGTGAACTACCTACTGGCAACGGTGCATCTTTTACAATTATACTTGTACCATTTGCTGTGTTGTTCGTTACTGCTCTGTTTGCTGTATCACTTACAAGTCTCACAGTAGCTGTAACTTCTGTCGTATGTATGTTAGCTAAAATTAAACCCAGAACAACCGTAGTCGTACCACTAGCTGCAGTATAAACTACATAAGGAGTTCCACTACTTGCTGGCTCTGCTGCAAAATTTATAACTTTAAACGTATTTGCCATTCTATTTTTCCTCTATTATCCTAATGCAATCGCTAAAGCAGTGGCATTATCATCTGTTAATGTGGTTAGGACACTAACGTCCATTCGTTTAAGTGTACCACCATCACTTACCAGTAGTTCGTCATCNGTAGCAAGACCTGAAGTTAAAGCAGTCTGTCCTGATATTGTATTGTCATTTAACATAGAGCCTTCTACTGCATTTGCAGCTATCGTTACAGCCCCTGTGTTAGCTATTGTAACGTCACCACTTACAGCTACTTCTTGGTAGCTAGTGCCGTCAGCTACTAGTATCTTAGTAGATGTAACATCAGGCATAATAAGTTGTGCGCCTAGTGTTAAATTACCTGTAACTGAAAGTGTAGTTGCCATATCAACTGCGCCATCAATGTCTACTGCATCTAAGTTAGTAGTGCCATCTACATCTAAGTCACCGTTAAAGTCTACGTTACCTGCAACTGCAAGAGTAGTAGCCATGTCAACAGCACCGTCAATGTCCACTACATCAAGATTAGCTGTGCCGTCTACATCAATGTTTCCTGATATATCAAGAGACCCAGCTTGCAATGCACCGTCAGTGACTGATATGTTTCCTGTTGCAGATCCTGTAGCTGTTGTTGTACCTAATACAAATGTATCTGCACTTTCATCCCACATAAAGATAGCATTGTCACCTGTTGAACCACGTTCAATAACAATACCACTGTCGTTAGAGTTAGATGACGCACCGTTGTTTAGTTCAATTAGGTTATCTGACACTACCATGTTAGTTGTGCTAACAGTTGTTGTATCACCACTAACAGTTAAGTCACCTGATATAGTAACATTATCAGCAAAGACTACATCGTCTGTACCAGTTGGAACACGCATAACAATAGTGTCAGCGTCATTCTTAATTGTTACGTCATTCGTTGAGCCTTGACCTGTAAGTATAAGTCCTTCTGCTGCAGTGTAACCTATTGCTGCGTTATCACCTGCAGCCGTATCTGTTGTAGCTTCTAGTGTACCACCAGTAATTACACCTGTTGTTGTAATAGCTGATGAGCCAGTATCTATTGTGCCAAACCCAGATGTAATAGAGCCTGAGTTTAATGCACCAGTTGTAACAATGTTACCGCCACCAACATTGTGACTAGAGAAGTATGTAGACACAGTATCTACGTTAGTCATACGCATTGTACCAGCGTCATTGATCAGGATACCGTCACCTGAAGCTACGGCAGTTGTACCTCTTGATGTACCACCATCAATTAAGTTAATCTCTGCTGCAGTAGATGTGACTGCTGTACTACCTAAAGTAAACTGCCCATCAGGAACAATAAGTCCTGCTGCACCATTAAAGATTAAGTCATCAGCAGATGTATCCCAAGTTAGGTTAGCTGATGCTGTATCACCGTAAAGTATTACATCGTAGCCTTGGTCATCAGCACCTATAGTAAGTGTAGCATCTATCTGTACTGCACCGTCAATGTCTACAACATCAAGGTTAGTTATTCCATCAATGTCAACATTACCTGATATGTCTAATGAAGCTGCAGCTATTTCGCCACTAGCAACTACTGCACCATTTATATCTATGGTTGTAGCGTTTATTTCAATTTCTGTGTCAGATACTAAGTCAAGTACACCGTCTGCTGATTGATGTATGTATGTACCACTATCACCAAACTGTAACTGTCTAGTACTATTCAGTAGTATACCAGTGTCAGCAACATGTGTCAAGGTGACATCTTGGTCTGCACCTAAATAAATTACNCCACCATCAGCTAAGAATAAATCACCAAACTCTAGTGAAGTTGTACCTAATGTAGCACCATCTGATGTGCCGGGTACAAATGCTGTAGTAGCGGTTACTGTTGTACCTTGTACTGTACTTGAACCTGTTATAGCACCAGATGCAGCTAGAGTAGTTACACTTGCAGCCGCAGCAGATGCTCCACCAATAACAGCACCGTCAACTGTACCACCGTTTATGTCTGCAGTGTCAGCAACTAAGCTATCAATGTTAGCTGTACCATCAATGTAAATGTCACGCCATTGTTGGGTAGAACTACCTAAGTCATATGTATCATCATCGTCAGGTATAATGTTTGAGTCAACGTCAGCACCAAAGACCACATTGTCTGATGCACTATCACCTAATGTAAGCGTACCCCCGTTAAAGGTTGTTGTACCAGTTACTGTAGCGTTACCTGCAACTGTAAGATTACCACCTACAGCTAAGTTACCTGAGATGTCTGCAGCACCATTCATGTCTATAGTTGTTGCAGCTATTTGTATTTCTGTATCAGCTACGAGATCTAGTTGACCGTCAGCAGATGAGTTAATGTATATGGCTGTATCACGGAACTGTATCTTTTCAGTAGAAGCAATAAGTATGTCATCAGAAAACTCAAAGTAGTCTTCGTCTTCCATCCATTTAAGAACACCGTCATTGCTTTCACCATCAAAAGTAATGGTAATATCTGTACCTGCAGTGCCTGCACCAAAAGTTAAACCATTACCAAGTAACTTAGTAATAGGCCCACCTTCTGCAGCAGTACCATCGTGCGTGTGTCCTGAACTGACTGCAAATGCCGCTAATAACTGATTGAACTCGTCATTAGTGTGTGCGGCTGTTATAACATCTCCGTCAGTATACGTAGACTGTCTTGTATATGTGTCACCCATTTATCGTCTTGCTCCTAATTGATATTCTAGCTGAAACCCTTTTAGTGAGTAGGGTGCAGTCTGCCCACCGTCATGTACTTTTAATGCAACAGCAAACCCTGAACCTTCAACAGGTTGTCTAACTAAAGGTTGTGAAGCACCTGCGTAAATAGGTACACCATATGTAGATGTACCATAAATAGCAACAACTTCAGTTGAATCTAAAGCATATGCTGCAGGTCTAGCTGAGTCAGGGTCTTCATAGTCGTATCTTAATAGTAAATCTGCATCTATTGATGCTTCAGGTTTATAGTTAAGTATAACCCTCTGCATATGTTTTCGTATTCCGGGATCTTCAAATGTTAAGTCAGGACTTCTGTATCTTCCAAATATAACTTCCCCATCAAAAGTATTACCTGACTCTTGTCTATATATATAACCACCTGAGTATGCGCCATGTAAAACAATTACATTACCTTCATCAACGAAGCTATCAGTACAGGCAGGTCTTATACCTCTTATTTCAGAAAACTCAAACTGTTGTCCTTTTAAAACACAGATAACACCTTTAGTTTGTGGTTCAGCAGTAGTACTTTTAGTAAAGAAAATTCTATATTGAGTTTTGTCAGGTATTACAGTAGAATCAAATTCTGATGCACTAGAGAGATTATCATTAAATATAGATTGTACATTAGAACTAATCGTACCAAGTTCAACGTCACCAATTCTGGCAGTACCAGCAATAGTTCGTAATCCATCTGGTCCTAAGAAAATTAAGTCACCAGCAAATTCTTGTATTGTATCTCCATTAATACAACCAATGTTACGAGTAACTGATGTAACTGCAAAGTTAGAACTAGATGTTCCTGTTAATTTAAATATACGTGTTTCACAAAATATAAATAAATCATCACGGAAAACTTTAAGTCCTACTACCGTGTCATCAACTTTAAAACTACCTGCTCCTGAACCACCACTAAAAGCATCCTCATCAAACGGTTGGCTAAATATAACTTCCTGTTTAGTTGT